CTGCTGGCGAACTTCTTTTAAATTAATTTTTGGGTACTTCATTCTTTCATTATACCATAAATAGTACACAGCTTGCTAATCCTTTGAAACCAGTGGACTTCTAGCGTGTTAAGCAAAAGTGAATACGAGATTGAATACGACTCTGCTTTTAGCTGGATTGGATGAAATCCATGAGCTGATTAACGACTTCAACACGTTGATTATCATTGATGTGGGTATACATATCAAGGGTGATTTGAACATTATTGTGACCGAGTCTATCTGAAATGATTTTTGCTGCAACACCAGCTTCAAAAAGGAGAGAAGCGTGTGTATGCCTAAATCCGTGAGGCGAAATTTTTTTAAGATTATTGTGTTTACGAAAGAATCTGCTAAGTTTCACTTTCATAGTTGCAGCTAAAAGCCATCCCCCACTATTATTCGTAAAGATATAATTCGAATCATGTTTGTAAGGCACACCAGCCTGGAAATATTCTTTTATCTGCTGACGTTTCCAGAGCTTCAGTACATTCAGGGTTTCATCATCCAAGGTGATAACTCTCTTGCTTCTTTTGGTTTTAGGGTCCTGAACAGTTTGTTTTTTGCTAATCACGACAGCCGTTCGAGAAATACTTAACCGTTTATTTTCAAAGTCAACATCTGACCACATGAGGCCGATAGCCTCTCCAGTTCTCAATCCAGAAAAAGCGAGCAAGTGGAAAAAAGTGTAGTCGACTGGCTTACAATTTGCTTTGGAAACTTTAAGGAACTCCGTTAGTTCCTGTTTTGTATAGTAGTTTTCTTTGCCCTTTAAGGGTTTATTTTTAGGCTTGATAATCTTGTCTAAGGGATTTGACTTAATGATGTCAAGAGAAGCGGCATACTTGAAAATACGGCTAATAACAGAGTAGTAATTGGCATAGAGGACATAGCGATTACTTAACTTTATAGCAACCTTCTGACAATAAGCGACACTGATCTGCTTAATCTTCATATCTGTAAAATACAAATCAATCATAACATCAAGTTTCTTCTTAGTGTTCTGATAGGTTGTTGGTTTTACAGTGCTCTTGTAGCTTTCAAGCCATAGCTCAGCGACTTCAGCGAATGTAGGGTTATGGGAATCTTTATTGTTTGAAAAACCATTTTCTTCAACATCTAAGAGAAGGTCGCGTTCGGCAGTCTTTGCCTCTTTAATGGTTTTAAAACCGCGGCGTGTTGTACGTTTTTCTTTTCCAGTTGCAGGGTCTATGCCCAGGTATGTTTGAAAGAGATATCTAGTCTCTCCTTTTTTTGTAATGTATTTTTTTATCATAAAATGTCCTTTCTTTTCGATTGCTTGCCCGCATAGTTGAAAAGGTGTAGAACTTATGATAAACTATAGTTGTATTTTTTTATCATCCTTTCTATTGATTGATGGAAAGTTGAATCCTCACACTCAAAGATGGCCGTCGGAGAGTGTGGGGATTTTTTTATTTTAATATTCAAAACCATCCACTAAAAATAGAGGGATTTCTTTCCCTTTATATGAGTGAGTTCCGTTTGCTCTGACATAAAATTTCGATACCTTAGTTACATCAAAATCCTCTTTATCATCAACAAATATTTTTAAAATGGCAGGGTTATCTTTTTTCCCGTTTAGATGAATTAAATACTTTGAAAAAACTGTACTTGGGTCAACAACTTGAATCACTGAGTCATCAATAACTAATTTTGTATCATCAGGCCAAGCTCCGTACCAGTTATTGTCTACAATTTTATAATCTCCAATCGGTGTTGATTTAAAATTTTTAGCCGGCTTAATTTTTGCTTTGCCTTCTGATTTTTCAAGTCCATGACTAGAACTAGAAGATGTTTTTGATATTTCACTAGTTTTTGATGCGCTATTTTCTTTTGTTTCACTACAAGATGCTAATAAAGTTATAAGAACCACGATTGTAGTTAATAATGTTATCTTCTTCATTTTTTCCTTACTGATTAATTTACTAATGCTATATATTCTTCTTTGACCATGACCTCTTCGGCTATGGTTTTTATTTCTCCCGATAAATATCCACGACTTCGCCGATAATTCGGAAGTCTGTGTCTGGTGTGATTGGCATGTCCTTGTACGCTGGGTTTAAGCTATGTAGGTATGCCTGTTCTTTGTCAATAACAAGCTTCTTGATATAAGCATCGCCGTTATAGTTGAATACTCCGATAACTCCGTCATTCAAGTCTACGCTGGTCTGAATGAATACCAGGTCACCATCGTGATAGTCAGGCTCCATAGAGTCCCCTTTGATTGGGATGACAAAGTCGGCATCAACATCTACTGGCAACTCAATCCGCTCCACTCGTACATCGTTCAAATACTGGCCTGTACCTGCTGAAGCTGGGTGGTCGTAGTAGTCGTAACTATATAGCTGAACGGCCTCTGATACTTCGTTTATCTTCGTATTTTCTTCATTTTTCTGCTCATTCAGTTGCTTCTCTGCATAGGTCAAGACTTTGGCTTGTCTTGGCTGGCGCAACTGGTCGTAGATTGTTTGGATAGGGGAAGTATTAGAAGAAGAGTCTTTTTGAACCGGAGGAAAAAGGTCATCAATTGAAATGTTAAAAGCATTCGCTAAGTCAAACATTGTGTCCTTTTTAGGAGACCTAAAACCCTTCTCATAATTTCCGATAGCATTTTTACTCATCCCTATCTTAGATCCCAATTCTTGTTGAGTCCAACCATTTTGAAGCCTATATTGCTTTATATTTTCGCCTATGATAATGGCAATTTCTTCTTTATTCATGATTGAGTCCTTTTTATTTTTCTGTAAGTAAATTATAACACAAAACCCACGAAAAGAAAACTTTTTTCACTTTTTAATTAAAAAAGTGTTGACAACCCACGAAACGTGTGCTATGATATAATCAAGCTTAGAGATAAGCAAATAAAACGAAAGGAGGAAGAGAGGTGGAAAGTGTTGAAATTGTTGAATTGATAAAAATTACATTTAAACGAGGGAAAGGAACAGAAGATGACCCGGTTAGAGTTGTAACTCAGTACTGGGACAAAGAAAATGTATTAATCTTTGAGAAAGATTAATTGTCTCTTCTTTCAATAGAATTTCGGTAGGATTCCGGTAATAGGTTATATATGTCTAGAATTTTTTTAGGTTGGGTGATTCGATTATCTACAATCAAGTTGATAAAACTTAACAATGATAAAGCTAACTCTTTGTTATCTTTTATGTCTATTTGACCTGGATGTACGGCATTATTCCCTATCACTCTAACACTGTCTAGCATTTGTTGGATTTCTATTGGCATTCCTTTAGAGACAAGACTTCCAATTTGGGTATTTAAATCTTTACCTTGTGCGTTTAAATGAGCAACAAGCTTTTCAATAGCTAGACGGGATAGAGCTGCAGAAGCTCTAGGCGATATATTTAGAACTTCGCCAGCTTCAATATAGATTTCTTTCACATCATCAGGCATATCATTATTAGGTTTAGGTACCCCTTCGGCAACATTTGGGAAAATTAATGTCAACGTTGCATTGCTTGTGTTTAATACTATTCTGGAGCCATACGTTATTTGGATTTCATTTGTTATCCAAATAGAAAATTGATTACAAGCCTGACATTGTGCAATTATAATAAATTTGATAGATTCATTGTAATCTTTATTGATATCAATAGGATTATAAGTCCATAAATGGGAAGAGAAACCAGAACATACAGGGCATTGAAAGGCTTTTGAATTTCCTGCGAAGCCACCGCCTAGGCTTAATTTAGAAAGATCAAATGACATATCATTTCTCCAATCGTTTTTATTCTATTATACCAAATTTAGAAAGGAGGTAAGGAACGTGCAAATTTATCTTTACCAACTAAGAAAAGAAAAAGGGATTACTCAAAAAGAATTAGCACAGAAACTTGGGATTTCTGAGACGGCATATCGTCAGAAAGAGAAGGGACAACGTGCTTTTAAATCAGACGAAATGTTTATGATCGCTGATATTTTAGAAAAAGATATTGGCGAAATTTTTTCAGACCTAAGACCACGAAACGTGGTTAGCTAGAAAAGAGAAAGGAGTATAAAGATGAATGAACTAGAAAAAACAGCCCTCAATGAAGTATTGAGGACGGTTAGACTTATAAATGAAAAAGTTGCTGAGGTTGTTGAACTTCAAAGTCAACAAGAGCTAGCTATTACTTATCTTCGGGGAATAATGGACGGTTCTGGGCCTGATTGAGCCTCTCTTCAGCTTGTTGAATAATTGACTGATAGTCAATTTTTGATGATTTAAGATCAAAATCATGCGTGTTTACGAGAGAAGAATAAGACTGTTGGTTTTCTAACAGATTTAGTATCTTGTTTAGCTTTTTGGTCAAATTGTCATTGAGATCGTCAAGTGTAAGATTTCTTTCAGCACGATTCTCAGGCATTTCAAAGTTTTTAAAACTTTGTATTTTAGCTTTTAAATTCTCTTTAGATTCTTCGATTTTTGCTACATCCGTATCATAGAAAACGGTACGAGTCGTCATAACATCAAAAGGAAGATTTCCTCCTACTTTTATGATTGGGACTAGTGGAAGTTCAAGCGCCTGTCTGAAACCTAACTCGTAGAATGCGTTGGGATTATGGTCTGTCATATCTGCTATAACCATAGGAGCAGTTTTAAGGTAATTGATAATTGTAGCGTTGATGTTATCTACCGCATTTACGTGGTCAACACGAATAGGTTTATAACCGAGTTCTTCACAAACTGGAGCGATAAGGTATTTATATACATTGTCAGCTCTTTCCCTAGTAGGTGTACCAGATTCACCAATAGCAGTCACAATAAAACAAATTTTTTCAGTCATAACTATACTCCGCAAATTTTATTATCTTTATTATACCAAATTTTGAGAGGTTTGAGATGGACGTAAATAAACAAAATAATGATCTCATTAAAGAAATCATTGAGAAACATTTTGAAAATATGGTTGACGATGTTTTGGCACATACAGAAACCTATTATGAAGCTTTGGAAGCTATTAGTAGCATTAAAGGAAGCAAGATTCCGAATATGCTTCACTTAGCTGATTGTTTGAGGAAAGCTATCAGAAAACGTGCTATGCAACAAAAAACACCTAATCATCAAAATTAGGTGCTGAAGGAGAGGAATATGAACGAATTAGAAAGAAAGGAAAGAGGGATGATGAGCGACCTATCAAAAAAGTTACTACCAATTCAAAATTTAGAAATTAAGATAGATAGTGACTCTAGCATGCCACGAGTTATTTTGAACGGGATTGATTTTCAAGCAGAAGATATCGGTCTTCAAGGTATCAAGATAATTTGGGAAACAAAGAAAGATGAAGTGCCAGAGACACTTATCCAGGTTGATTATATAAATAACCGTGAAGCGCCTCATATAGTATCTGTCAAACAGTCGTTTAAAAATACTTTACTTAAATAGCTCTGGCGATTTTTATTTACATTATACCAATTTAGAAAGGAATATTATGAACGAAATTTTTAATTTTCACGGACAAGAGGTCCGCACTATGACAATCAATGACGAGCCTTGGTTCGTTGGTAAGGATGTCGCAGACATCTTAGGATATAGCAAAGCAAGAAATGCAATTGCTCTTCACGTTGACGAAGAGGACGCCCTAAAACAGGGCATCCCTACTAGCGGTGGAATGCAAGACATGTTGATCATCAACGAATCAGGATTATATTCGCTTATCCTATCTAGTAGATTGCCACAGGCAAAAGAATTCAAGCGCTGGGTAACATCAGAGGTGTTGCCAGCCATTCGCAGACAGGGCGGTTTTATCCGTGAGGACCTAGATGAAGATGCCTTCATTGCTCTATTTACTGGGCAAAAAGAACTTCGGAAACAACAAGTCACAATGCTAGAAGATATCGACTATCTCAAGAATGAACAACCAATTCATCCAAGTTATGCTCAGTCGCTATTGAAGAAGCGTAAGGCTCGAGTAGTCGCTTGTCTTGGTGGAATCGACAGTCCAGCTTATGCAGATAAGGCATTCGCTCAATCTGTATTCAGACAAGCTGAGATTGATTTCAAGGATCATTTCAATATTAGTCGCTATGACTTACTACCAAAGAAATTCGCTGAAGCAGCATCGAAGTATTGGATGACTTGGGAGCCATCTACCAATACTAAGATGAAAATCATGGATTTGAATGCTTTTAACATAGCTCAGAGAGGATGAAAATTAGAACACAAAAAAGCACCTGACGGAAATCAGGCGCATACTTAAATAATTAAAACCATTATATCACAAAAATGCTTGCCCGCATAGTTGAGAGGATGTAGAAAATGGAAGGTATAACGTTACAATTACGATTGGATGGCGAAAGTGCTGAATTATTCACCAATCAATTATTGGCCTTTGCTGAAAAGCAGGTCAAGGAGCAGTTAGAGAATGATCGTATGCCAATCAATCAACAGGCTTTGATGAAGAAGTTTGGCTTTACTCATGGCTATATTAAGAAGTTAGAACGTAAAGGATTAAGATTTCGTAAGCAGGGGAAAGATATTATGTACGATGTCAATGATGTTTATGAGATTTTAGAGTTAGAAAAGCAAGTACGAAAATTAAGAGCGTAAGGAGAACGAAAAATGACAGAACCAACTTTAGCAAGCCAATTTTTTGGAATTGCAACAACTATGATTAGTTTGTTCATTGTATTGTCACTGATTGCATATGGTGAACAAAAAGCAAAACGGCAACAAGAAGAGCAAGAAGAACATGACAAGATGATTATTGAGATCTACCAACAAGGGCGAAATCAATTCAACAATATTGCTCGTGAAAACATCAGAAATTGTGACAGAAAATTCACGTTTAACGAACATCCTCCTGTTGGTCTATCAAAAAAGCAAAAATAAGGAGCAAAGCCAATGTCAACAGATTACAATCAATCAATCAAATGGGTTGAAAATACAATCCAAATTTATAACAAGCTTCTCGATAATAAAAAACGACAACAATCAAGGCACGACGTAATATTTTATAACTACAACCTTGAAAATTTAACTCTAATCAAAGAATACCTTAATGATTATGAAAAACTGGCCAAAGACTATCAGAAACTTTCAAATAAAAATAAGTTACTTAGATTGCAGATAATGGAATTAGAAAGTCACAAAATTTATGAAGATATGAAGAAAGACTATCGAGCAAACCGTAGGAAATGGCTATCAAGATAAAGTTAGAAGAGGAAATCTATATGTCTGAAATCAAATGGATTAAGATTACGACGGATATTTTTGATGATGAAAAGATACGCCTTATTGATGCACTACCAGATCATGATGCAATTTTGGTTATATGGTTTAAAATCCTAGCTCTTGCTGGCAAACATAATCGCAACGGACTTTTGATGATGTCAGATAAAGTTCATTACACTGATGAGATGCTTGCAACAATCTTTCAAAGGCCTCTGAATAGTGTAAGAATGGCTCTTGGAATTTTTGAACAATTCGGAATGATTGAAATTATAGATGGTGTTATCACGCTGCCAAATTGGGAAAAACATCAAAATATTGACGGGATGGAAAAAATCAAGGAGCAAACACGCAATCGTGTTGCAAGACATCGTGAGAAACAAAAAAACCTTGCTCTTGGTAACGTTACATGTAACGTTACAGTAACGGACGGTAACGCACTAGAAGAAGAAGTAGAAGGAGATAAGACTAAGATTAAGAATAGATTAGATAAAGATAAGAATATAACTACTACTAGTAGTAATGAAAATATACTTGAATTATTCCAATCTGAGTTTCGTAGATTACTATCAGGTTTTGAGATTGAGGAAATTAATCATCTGTTAAAGGAAAATGATGTTGAACTAGTTAAAGAAGCATTGAAAACAGCTATTAATTTAGGTAAACCAAACATCAAATATATTGGTGGCATTCTAAGAAATTGGCAGCTGAACCAGGTTACGACAGTTGAGCAAGTTCGACAATCAGAAAAGCAACACAATGAGAAAAAATCAGGACAGGAGGTAAAAGACGAATGGGGGTTTTAGAACTTATCAAGCAATTTGAAGAGGAATTTTATCCGATAAGTGAAGAAAAGAAGTCTTTGCTAATAAAACAACCTCTTTCTACCGTTACTGCTTGTTTGTCAGATATGGCTAGCTGGAAAGCTTGTGGAGGTAGGATGTCATGGTAACGGATGCTTTAGAAGAAATGGCTCTCTCTTATCACAGAAATACTGAAGAACAGGATGAAATTTGCGACAAACACAAAATTCCTTTGATTAAGATTATTCGTACAAACGATGTTCTCTGTCGCTTATGCGAATCCGAACGGATTCATGCAGAGAATCAGATAAGAGTAAATGAGCTTGCTGACGCAGAATACGAGAGAGAGAGTAAGTTTTATCTCGAAAAATTCTCTTTATATGATGATGTGCTGAAGAATGCTACTCTTGAGAATTTTGACACACTTACTGAAAAAGAAGCTGAAAAGTTAGATTTTGCCAAAAAAATCTGTAAAGAGTGGGCAGACGGTGCCAGAAATAATGTTATTTTTCAAGGCGAAGCTGGAACAGGTAAGAGCCATCTTGCATTTGCGATTATGAAGAAACTATCAGCGATTACAAAAGAAATTGCTATCTTCATCAATGTTACTGATCTTCTGATGAAGATTAAGACGGATTTCAGCCAAGAAGAGTTCCTGGTAAATAAGATTGCTAGCGCAAAGTTTTTAGTCCTAGATGATCTTGGGATGGAGAAAGACAGTGAATGGTCCTTCAGCATTCTTTACAACATCCTCAATAAAAGGGCCAACACGATTATCACTACAAACCTAACTGCACAGGAAATCCAAAAGCGATACGGTCGGCCATTCATGAGTCGTTTGATGAAAGGTGTAGACAATGATCATTTGATGGTATTCAATGATTTGAAAAATAAAAGGAAAGATTACTTTTAGAAAGGTGGTACACCTTATTGTTAAAACTATATTTTGTCTACAACGGACATCGAAGATTTTTTCTAGGTTATTTCAACAACGTTGATGAACTTATCGAACGGATGAAAGACCATCAATGGGCTTTCTCAGGTATCACCAGACCAAAATTCAAAAAATATATCGGAAAAGACGATGTACGTTTTGATTATGGTGCGATAGATTGTTATTACTTAGCAGTAAAATCAACGTGCCGCGAACCACGTTAAAAGCGAGCTAGGAAGCGTCAATCAGTCGTGTGACTAATGGACGAGCGACTGCCCGTATTTAGCCAATTAACACAAAGGCAGTCGCATTTTTTTGAAAATAAAATGAATGAAATCAAAGAAAAAGCCCTAGCTAAGTTGCTAGAGGAATTAAACCAACCACATGATACTGCACTTGACCGTGTTCATAATTGGATATGCGATCAGGAAGACAATGAATTATTCGAAGGCATCTTAAAAGAGCGATACTCTCTGAAATGCGCTCTAAGTTTCGCAAAAGAAAAAGCCCGTAAATTTGCCGAAAACGGAGTCGCTTGTATAGATGACGCTACTGTATTCAGATGGATTCGAGAATACTTTATCTCAAATTCGCAAGTATCTAACATCAAGCAGGTACCTGTTGAATCCGTCAAGAAGAAGGTAGAAAAACCTAAAAATCCTCCTGAAAATAAAGTTGATGCGGTAAAAATTAAGAAAGAGAAAGGAGCAGTCGAAAAGCAAATGAGCATTTTCGATTTCTTAGACGAATGAAATATGAACAATGCAAGCGAGAAGCTGATAGACGTTTAAAACCACCTGCAGACTTTTGGAGATGGTGTTATTCGCGGATTACAACGTACAAATGGATCAATAAGGACAAGACAATAATCGCTTCAGACTTAGACCTTGGCCATTGTATTGAAAAGCGACTGACAAAGTCGTCACGGCTCACTTTTTACGACAAGACCTATTTTTTCTCAATCATTCTCAGCACGTCGAAACGCATCGAGATTCAATCTTATGAATTTAGCTCGAAGCTAGTCGAAGGGAAACAATTTATCGATTTTCAACTTACTAATCTAGAGCGCTTTGAAAATGACAAGCACACAAAGATTGGCCAAGATTTCAACGGACAATTTTATCCGTATCTATTCGCCAATTTCTTTAGTGGCGGTTTTTACACAGGAAATATTTTTTATCCAAACAATTGGGCTGAGAGACTTAGAAAAGTATCTGAGCTCAAATATTTGAAGTTTGGATACATCGATTACTGGGAAATTGAACGGCTTTACAAATACAAGTTTGAAATTGAATTCGCTCAGAAAATTCATGCTTATAGGTTGGCCAACGAAATCATGTATCCAAATTATAGGTTTGGATTTACAAGAACCGTAGATATGCGGACCTTGAACCGCAGGTGACTTCAAAAGAACAAACAATTTTTCAAGAATTCAAATCGCAGCTTTAACGAATTTGAGTTGAGCCGTCGATTAAAAGAGCGGAATGGACAACTTGTACCTGGTATTGAGTCTTATCTTACTTACCACGACATCAAGCATATACCGAAAGGTGTAGGGATCAATAAGTTTCAGAAATGGGTTATTAAGTATCACATTGAATTCAATGAGTATCTTGATTATCTTAAAATGCTACGAGAAATGGGAATTGAGCCTGAAGGCGATGCTATGCTTGTGCCAAAGGATTTTACGGCAATGCACAATCACACAGTCGGATTATACAATCAATTCGTTGAAGAAAAACGCAAACTGGAAGATAAGAAGAAACGCAAGCAACTTGAAGCTGAGTTTAAACTTAAAAAAGGAATGGATAGGACCATCCACGGCTACGCATTCCATGTTCCTATAAAAGTGGCCGAACTGATCTACGAAGGGAAGAAATTACATCACTGTGTAAGCTCATACACAGATAAGCACTTCAAAGGGGACACCTTGATAGTGTTTGTCCGTTTATCAAATCAACCAAAAACACCTCTTTACACACTTGAGGTAAAGCAGGGTAAGATAGTCCAGTTTCGTGGAAAGTATAACGAAGATGTCCCAAGCGATGTCTGGGACATAGCCAATGAATGGTTGAAGCAAACGAAATTAGTATCAAAAGCAGCATAAAGGAAAAAGGAGTTAGTGAAGATGAAGCTTGAAGACTTAAACAAAGCTAGACATATCATTCATTTGATTAAAGAGTACAAATATTTCTTAAAAACTAAACGCAAGTGCTGGGATGAGCTTAGTATTACAAAGAAAGAGACTAATTATATTCTTAAAACTGCTTATGGATTTCTTTTAAAAGAAATCGAAGCAGATGAGATATTGTCTAGTCTAATCACAGAAACCATCCAGAATCGAATCGAAATGCTAAAGCAAGAACTTCTTGAATTAGGGGTAGAAATGGAGGATGGGGAAGATGAATAAAGAAAAAGTGTTTATCGAGGGATATGAAGTTGGTTTTCAAATCGATACATTAAGAACTAGAGAGAAGATAATTCAGTTAGTCAGTGGAGAAACCGTAAGTATAGACGAGAACTTCATTTACAAATCGATTGAACAGGAGAAAGTCACAATCCCACAAGATGTAGCGGATTGGATTGAATACTGCAAAGTCAGGAAAATTACTTTAGCTCACGCACTCTATTGTTCTGAAGAAGCAAAAAACAAAAGCGTTTATCGTTGGATCTTCGAAAGCTTAGATCACCAAGAAACATTCGCGCTAGCTTGGATTTTCGGATACAAGATTGATAAAGAGAAGCGATATATTGTAACTCTGAAATCAAGTGGACAAAAGTTGTACTATCACACTGAAGATGAGGATTATATTTTCTCTAGCTATGATGGAGTATTCTATTCAGAATATCATACTAAAACCGATCTAGAAGAAAATGACATGAGTTGGGTGTTTGATTGCCCTGGTATGGAAATTCAAGAGGTTGAGTGATGTCATGTAGTGAAAGTTTAAAAAAAGAAAAAGAATTGACTGCTATTATTTTAAATCTCAAGATATAAGTCTTACAAAATGATGATAAATTGAGCAGTCAATCATTAAGCAACATCAAAAGGCAAGCAAGGGATCTATATGAATGCCTAGTATGGTTGCAGTATAGTGCGGAGGAGTCGGATAGATGAGTTATGATTTGGAAATCTTGGGAAAAATAGAAAGCGGAGATTATATTTGCATAGATGAACCTGAAAATAGTTCTCCGACCTACAATCTTGGGGAAATGTTTAGGATTGCTATGAATTGGGATTTCAAACAAGGTACTATCTACAATGTTGCTCAGATTTTTGAAAACATTCAACGTGGCATCTCAGAACTGGAACAGTATCCTGAAAAGTATGTACAGTATGAACCTGAGAACAAATGGGGGACCGTCAGCAGTGCGTTAGAAGATTTGAGATCATTGAGAGATTGTATTTTAGAACAAGATATTGATACAAAATATTTATATATGAGGTGGTAATATGACACGACCAAACAGATACCCGTACACACGAAGTCAATGGATTGAAGAAACCGATGATTATTATACATATGCAGACGATAAGTGTTTTCAAATTCGAGTTTTAAAAAATAGACTCACTAGAGAATTCAAGAGCAAGGAGGTGGAGTGATGGAAGAAGTTATTATGGCTACGTTACCTAACAAAGAATTAAATCGTTTAATTAAAATTGAAATTGCAGTTGAAAATTTAATTGAAAACGGAATACTTGATGAAGATGTCTTTAATGAGTATTTGAAGGAAGCGTAGATCGAGGAGGTAGAAGAATGAGTAGATTTGAAATTTCCCTGTCTAAAGATGACCTTGAACATATCGCTAACGGTTATGACATCAAAATCAAAATTAACGGTAAAAGATTTTCGGAAACAAATGAAATCATTTTGAAGCCTGCATTGATAAATGATGTTATGGCTCCAATATTGAATTATAGAAATAAAATAATCGATACTGAACAGCAAAATATTGTTAATAATTTCCTGGGAGGTGCAAGATGATACCAAAATTCAGAGGGTTATCCATTGACGAAAACAGCAAAGGAGAATGGCAATACGGACATTTGATTGAAGATAGAGGAAGAGCATTTATTATCAACAAAGTGGTAGAAGCTAATGAACAATACATTACTATAGGTTCTTGGTGTCCTGTAAGTATAGAATCAGTAGGACGTTTCACAGGGATGTTTGATAAAAATTTACGGGAGATATACGAGAAAGATATTTTAGGTACAAAAGATGGTTTGTTAAACGGATTTATCGAATATAGAGAAGATTTAGGAATGTTTGTGAATAGCTTGATTAGATACAACAATTTTGAACGATTATGTAATGTGGCTAATTCAAGAGAAATCATCGGCAATGTCTACGAAAATCAGGAGCTTTTGGAGGTTCCAGAATGAAACGCTTCTTAATTGGCTATGCCTTACTTACTACT